GAATACTTTAGGAGGAAGGCAAGCAATGGCAAAGAGTAGATTGACACGCAGAGGCAAAATTGTTTTAGGCATTGTATTTGTAATTGTTGTTTGTTGGTTGTATGACATAACAACGCCTGAGCAATGCAAGGTAGCAATTGAGAACATGTCTGAATGGTGCAAAGATTTGAGATACCCATGAACGATTTTACGCGCATTTTTAGAGAAATTGCTTATGGACAAATAGCAAATGGATTTAAAAAAGAAGCAGTTAGTGAACATAAACAAGAAGTTAATAAATTATTTAAACATGCATTTCCCACTGAACATGAAGAAGATAAAGTTATTTTACATGCCGTTGATAGCATGCAGTATGTATTGGCAATGTTTTTGTTGCAATTAAGAGTAGAAGATCCACGCATTGATTTAGATAAAGATAAATTAACATTTTGGCTAAGCAACATGGGCCTTGTTTTGTTATCAGATTTAGAGGAAGGCAATCAAGAATGACACCTGAAGAAGTAATTAAAAATCATTTAGAGCCGCTTCAAGATGTTTTAACAACATGGATTGAAGGGCCGTATGTAGCAAAGATGTTGGCTGAACCTGAAAGCCGTGAGCGCTACATGGGTTTTGTGGAAGGCATCAGATTAAGCAGGGCTAATGTAATTCAAGCAATTTACAACTTAACGCCGCAGGAGGAAGAAGAATGATGTTTATTGCAAGCGTAATTATTGTGACGCTTTTGGGCGTTGTAATCTCTGAAATTTGCTATAAAATAGAGCAGTCCTAAAAATAACCTGAAAGGGGTAAAGAAATGGACAGTTTAATTAAGCGTTGTAATTGCGGTAGTTGGGTTTATGGTCACGCCGCTTGCGAAGTGTGTAGAAAGTTGGCGAAAGGCTAAAGCCTGAAGCGCTTAACACAGATCCTTTTAAGCGCCGCATTAGCGGTAGGAATTGTGTTTGCTTCACCTGCGGCGGCTCAAGCACCAAAATTAGAATTGCATCAAATGCCGCCCAAAATTATTGCGCTGGCAATGGTGAAGAAAAATTACGCTGATCATGGCAAACAATTTGCTTGCCTGGATCAGTTGGTAACAAAGGAAAGCGGTTGGCGCGTAAATGCGCTTAATCGTTCATCAGGCGCGTTTGGCCTGTTTCAATTTTTGCCGTCCACATGGAAAAATTACAAGTATCCTTACAAGCCAAAAGACGCTTATACCCAAATCAAGGCAGGGTTGCGTTATGTGTACAAACGCTACGGCACACCTTGCGGTGCGTGGGAATTTTGGAAAATTCAGGCTGGCCCTGACATGCATGGAGGTTGGTATTGATGAGTACAGCATCACCCTTTGGCCTGCCGTTACGCGTTGATCTTCCTACGGTAGATCCTACTGAATGGGAAGATGAAGAAGAAGATGGCGATTGATAAAAAGGTTGTTGCTACCGTAATTAACAGGGCTAATGGCTATTGTGAAGTATGCGGTGGCCCTGGCTTGCCTGAGAACATGGCCCTGCATCACCGCAAACTTAAATCTCGCGGCGGCAAAGACACCGTTTCTAACCTCATCTTGATCCATCACGGTTGCCATAATCTAAAAACCGATAGTATTCACCTCAAGCCTGCAAGTGCAGAGCAAAAGGGTTGGATTGTGCCTTCATACAGAGAGCCACACGAATTTCCTTTTGTGAAGCCTGATGGTTCAATTGTATTACTACAAGATGACGGCACTGAGGCCGTAATGATGGAAGGTGACTAATGAACATAAGCGTTAAAGGTAATTTAGGCAGTGATCCTGACCTAAAGTTTTCAAAAAACAACACCGCATACTGTAATTTCTCATTGGCTTACACACCACGCAAGCAAGTAAATGGTGAGTGGCAAGATGGCGAAACAATGTGGTTCAAGGTTGTTGCATTTGGCACAAAGGCTGAAGCAATTGCAGACACTTTTAAAAAAGGTGACACAGTTTTAGTTACTGGTGAAATGGCACAAAGCACATACACCGACAAAGAAGGAAATGAAAAAACTTCTATGGAGATTACAGCCAAAGAGGTAGGTTTAGTTCCTAAACTGGGAAAGCCAAAGGCACAACAATTTGCAACTAAGGAGGCAACACCGTGGTAGATGATCTAATGAGCGCGGCAGAAGTTTGCGAGCGCCTAAACATTACAATTAACAATTTACGACAGATCCAACACCGTAAAACACTTACATGGGTGCAGAAGTCAGGCCGTAATGTGTTCTATACAAAAGAAGATGTTGAAAACTACTTTTCAAAGCGCCAGGAGCGTAATCAAGGCTAACATCTTCATGTGATCGTCATTGAAGAAGAAGTAACCGTGGCTCAGATAGATGAATGTCTGACTCATGTTTACGCCATGCTAAAAACAGATGAATACGGAAACCGCATGGATTGGCGCAAAAAAGAAATGCTTACAGAACAATTAGATGAACTTCTTGATGCTCGTTTAAACCTAGTAAGGACAGGCAAACCATGAGTGATGAAACAGAGGCAATCCTTGATGACATTCTCAGCCGTCAGGCATGCACAATCTGCAAAGGGCAAAGACTTCTCCCATCAGATGAAGATTGCTTTTGCGTAGATGGCATTTGTTCTTGTGTGAGTTGTAAGAAATGAACAACACACCGTTTGATGGCGTAATGCTTTTTATTGTCCTGGGATTGTTTATTGCTGTAGTTGCAATGGCGCTAGGAGTCAGATAAGTTACGCAGGTGAGCCGATCTCACAACTCAGATCAGGGAAACATAAGTACCTGATGGAGTGCTGGACACAGCCCACATTCTTAATTGAGTGTGGGTTTTGTTCTTTCAACTTGCAGGAAACTTTTTCAAACATTAACATCAACACATTATGGTAGAAAATACGCGTGAATTGGTAGAAAAGGAAACAACCATAATTGAGTTGCGCCAGGAAGGTTACATTTGGCGTGAGATTGCAGTTATGGTGGACATGAGCATTGCTGGTGTTGCTAAGGCATACAAGCGGGCTTTGACGCGTCACCCGCATGCCACGATAGATGAACACCGTGAACTGGAATTAGATCGTTTAGATACCCTGCAACGCACCTTTTGGAAATCGGCGGTAGCGGGCAATCCGCGAGCGGCTGATTTTGTTTTGCGCGTAATTGATAAGCGGGCAAAGTTGTTGGGCTTAGATGCACCATTGAAGGTACAAGCAGAGGTGGTTACTTATGACGGATCAGACCTGGATAGAGAAGTTGAACGAGTCGCAAGAATTATTGAAGCCTCAACAGTTGGAGGGATCGCAACCATCACTGAACTCACGGATCAAAGCGAGCCGTTGGGTATGGAAGAACAAACTGGCGCGGAAGGAACAATTACCACCTGAAGGTGATTGGAACATTTGGCTTGCAATGGCAGGCCGTGGATTTGGCAAAACAAGACTAGGCGCTGAAGAAATTGCGTGGCAAGCAATTATGCAACCCGCTACGCGTTGGGCTGTTGTTGCCCCTACATTTTCAGATGCTAGAGATACATGTGCAGAAGGTGAGTCAGGAATTGTTGCAGTGCTACAGCGTTATCAAATGCTTGCAAATTACAACCGTTCTATTGGTGAGATCCTGCTCAAGAACGGTAGCCGCATAAAATTATTTAGCGCAGACAATCCTGAACGCTTTAGAGGCCCACAACATCATGGCGCTTGGTGTGATGAATTAGGTGCATGGCGTTATCAAGATGCCTGGGATCAGTTGCAATTTGGCCTACGCCTGGGAAAGAAGCCGCGGGTAATTGTTACCACTACACCGCGTTCTACGGCGCTTATACGCATGCTTGCAGGCCGTACAGATGGCTCAGTAGTAATCACCAGGGGATCTACATTTGATAACGCTAAAAACCTAGCCCCTAGCGCATTGATGGAATTACAAGCCCGCTATAACGGAACACGATTAGGCCGCCAGGAACTTTATGGAGAAATCCTTGATGACATTGAAGGCGCGTTGTGGACTAGGGGCTTAATTGACCGCACACGCATTGATAAAGCCCCAACTATGGCGCGCATTGTTGTAAGCGTAGATCCTGCCGTAACTAACTCAGAGAAGTCAGATGAAACAGGCATTGTTGTAGTGGGATCTACCGCAGATGGGCAAGGTTATGTAATGGGAGATTACTCATTTAGAGGATCACCGTTGCAGTGGGCTACAAAGGCAGTAGAACTATTTGATGCGTACAAGGCTGATGCAGTTTTGGTTGAAGTAAACCAGGGCGGTGACATGGTGGGCGCAGTGTTGAAGCAAGTACGGCCAACATTACCTATTAGAGAAGTGCGAGCGCATGTGGGCAAAAAACTACGCGCTGAACCTGTAGCGGCTATGTATGAACAAGGCCGTATTCACCACATTGGAGAGTTTGCAGAGTTAGAAGATCAGATGTGTACCTGGACAGTTGATGAACCAAACTCACCTGACCGCATTGATGCAATGGTTCAGGGTTTTAGCGATCTATTAGGAAAAGTTACAGTTAGTAATTACTTTAACGCTATTGCTAATCATTGCCCTAAGTGTGGCTTGCCAATGCCTAAATCATTTACACATTGTTCAGCATGTAGAACCGCTATGATTAGCGCAAATTCAGAAGTGGCGCAGGGAGCATAATTATGGCTGTTGTTTACAACCTGGGAATGGATCAAGGCGCTGACTGGGATCTTAATGTTGTTTACAAGCAACCTGCATCAATCACAAATG